CTCACGGCAACATGTATATTCAGAAGGGTATAGGACCTTACATTCGTAAGGCCCTAAGACGCGTTGGGATAAACCTCAACGATCAAACTATTAATCAGCGTTTCGCTAAAGACGGTTCTATTGACGGTGTTTTGTCAACGATCGATCTGAAGGCGGCTTCTGATAGCATTAGTTTGCGTCTATGTAGAGACCTGCTCCCCTTAGACTGGTATCATTTATTACTCATGGCTCGATCTGAGGTCGTCGATTTAGACGGCACTCTGGTCGAACTTGAGAAGATATCAGCTATGGGCAATGGTTTCACATTCGAGCTTGAGAGTCTCATATTTTATGGACTAGTCTCAGCTTGTCGTGAAGAATTTGGGACAACATCTGACATAGTTTCTGTTTACGGAGATGACATTGTTTGTAACACGTCATACTCCGGCCACGTAATAGATTTACTTTATTACGCCGGTTTCGAAACTAACATCGATAAGACTTTTGTTTCGTCGATGTTCCGCGAATCATGTGGTAAACACTATTTCGCAGGTGTTGATGTGACGCCAGTCTACGTTAAGCGTTCTTTTAACGAAGAGACCACTGTTATCCTCCTCGCCAACTCAATCCGTGAGTGGTTAGGTGGTAGCATGGGCTTAATCCTCACAACCCGCGAGCCGTACGATTTTCTTGTACAGCTCTTACCGAAGTGGCTTAGAAAACCTAAGCTGCCTCTCGGGTTTGGAGATAGCGCTTTAACCGGTACCTTTGAAGAGGTCCAGCCGAAGTTTTGTAAAAAACTTTTCGTCTGGAAAACTTCTCGTGTACCTGTGGCTAAGAGCATCTACCGAGATTACGACACTTTTGCTTGGTCTCCCTCATCTTTAAAGGGGTTCCTGCTGAAGCGTTTATCGGTGGACAGCCATAATGACTGTGTGTCCACAATTCGCCCTGATATACGTACCGGGGTGAATAGTGGGAAAAATGAGGTGGTAAATTTGAAACTTACCGTCCCCATCTGGTCCGATCCAGCAATCTGGGTCTAGCTGGTGCCTAAAGCACCTGCCGCCATGCGGTATCCCGAGGTAACTCC